CTGACTCAGGTCTTTTTTTTGGCTTAACATCTGGAAAAGAGTCATCTTTTTTAATAAGATCTTGATCTGCTTTTTCAGGTGGAGTTAAATCAACAATATCTGGTCTTGGTTTAGGCTTGGTCTGGTTTAGGTCCATTCACTTCATCCCTCAGAAACTTTAGTCTACGGAGTGCTTTTGCTTCACCCTGTAGTCTAAACAAGTCTTCCTGTTTTATGGTTTGTTCCATTTGAATATGGACATGGTTGAGTCTTCGATCCAGTTCATCGTTAAACGAGTTCCAGATCTCCATATTATTTACCAGTAGTTTTAATTTCATAAGTGTTCGTTACCCTGTGTTACCAGTGAACCCTTGCTCTCCTGGTAGTGGTGCTGTGCCTGTACCGATTTGACCACCACCTGATCCCTGAGTATCTTGTACTTGAGCACCTGCAGGAGGTTGCTCTCCCTGTTGAGGAGCACCCTGTTGCTGCTGTGGAGCGTTAGGGTCTACCTGTGGTGGTGGATTATCTGCTTGGAATTTCTTGAGGATCTCAGCCTGTATAGCTGCATCACCCATAGAGTTTGTAAGTTTGTCAGGATCAAGATCCATAGACTTAGCAATCTCTCTGATAATATAATCCATTTTTGCAAAAGGTGCAAGCACTGGATTCTGTACAACACCAAGAAACTGCATAAGTCTTTGACTACGAACCTCGTTAGCCATCAAGCTTTCTGTTCCTTCAGCCTTTACAGACAAGTCACCCTTTACACCATCATCGTAGTCAAACTGCATATTGAAATGAAAGAAAGCTCTGCCTAGTGGTGCTAACAGATAATCATCTATATTTTTTACAACGTTTCGTATGCTACCGTTAGCTGCAGACATAAGCATAGAAATACCAGAGGCAGTACGCCCTACACCCTGTATGCCTGTCTGACCATGAGCGAAAGAAGGGAAACCTGTTGACTCATCTGCTAACACTCTTGCTTTGTCGAACATCTGCATGTTCTCGTTAGATACATTCGGGAACTTGGTGCCAAAGATAGCTTGACCAGGTGCCCCTCCTTGTCTCCTAAACACTTTGCCTGGATACACAGAGAGGTCTTGCCCTGGGACGAGATTAGTCTCGTCTACCTCTATCAATAGATTACCAGACAATGCTGCGTTATCTACTGACATTCTCATAAATCCGTTCATAAGATTTTGTGTATCATCCATATTTTCTGCAATGCCTACTCCAAAGAATGAGTAAGGGTTTACCTCAAAAGGCACTGCGTAATATGGTAAGATAGAAGGAGTAAATGGATTCATAACAAGACGTAACACTTGTCCGTTACAAACCCAGATGTTTACGGAAACCTGATCTTGGTTTTCTAATTCTTTGGGGATCTCTATGTCGTATTCTTTTAAAAGCTCTGTGTCAACATATCCCCAAAACTCTAACACTGAGTATCTCTCAGCTTTTGTTTCTTGATCAGCCTCTTCCATGACTTGTTCCCACCACTCTTTAGAGTAGGACTCTCCCATTCCAATAGCTGTATCAATAGCGTTTGATCTGAAGAAAGGTCTTTTCTTTAACCCACGCATTTGAGATCTAGACATCTTGTGTCTCTCAACTACGTACTCTGCCTCATCCATGTTGTTAGCGTCTGGATCAGGGTAGAAGTTCCAGATACTTACACTAGATGTTTGTGGCACAGTTTTAATTGTAGGTGTGTACTCACCATCTTCTGACCAAGAAGGGTATTCCTTATCGTAAGCAAATGGACCCTTCATAATACCTGTACCAAACAAAGCAGTTTCAAATGCTGCTATACGTAACTGCTTTCTAGCATTTGATTCTTCTAGTTGGTCATGTATTTTCTTTTCCATCTTTTTAGCTGCAACCATAGCAGGATGAAAAGTAACTTTACTTGGAGTTGTTCCTGGACCATCTTCTATAAGATCTTGTACAGGATCTAGTTTATTACGGAGTGCTCCAAGTCTTTCTCGTAAATCAATAATTGTCTCACCAGGTTGTAGTCTTGTTTCATCTTCTGGCAACGCACCATCAGATTCTTGAGCCTTACGCATGTTGCTGTCAGTCTCAAAGTTTACAGACTCCGATATACCTTCTGGTAAAACAGTAGGGTTGATAGAGATAGGAAATTTGTTAGATCCAAAGAGTACATCTACAATCTGACCATAGGCTGCGAGAACCTTGGTCTTAGTTACTTTTACAAATACTCTAGACTTTTCTGTAGATGTAAACTGTACGTCTGATCCGTACACACCACGATAGTTTTGATAGGCTCTGATCCATCGTAGCTCATCAGTGTATCTAGCTTTCTCAGCCTTGTAGAACTTACCTTCAACAAGACCTACTATTGTTCCTACCTTTTCATCTCTACTACTATCAGCATCTTCTTTATCTTCTACAAAAGAGGATTCCTCTTCGTCCATATAAAGTTCGTCTGATTCAAAGATATCATCTTCTTCCATTAGTTAATCCTTAATATCCAAATGTGGGATCTGATGCTTGAAACCCTGTTCGTTGAGAGTCTGGGTTGAAATCAAATAAGTTGCTTCTGGGTCTAGTCATCACACCGTATCGCAAAGCATCGTACAGGTGGTCTTCTGAGTTGGTGTCCACGTCTTCGGGGTTCTTTTTATCTAAAGGTATGGACGGTAGTTGAGAGATAAGATTTGTGCAGTTATTAAATATAACAAGCCTGGGTTCCTCTGTAAACTCATCTACTTGTAGTCTTCTGTGTAGCTCGTTTTTACCTGCTACACGAGAGCCTCTTGATCTATCTGCAGGACGCCATCTACATCCTCTCATGATCATTTGCTCTGCTAGGCTAGGACCAGTGTCTCCTCTTTTGTGCCAGAGTGAAGAGTCTAAGACACCGTACCTTATTTTTTCTCCTTCTTCTAATTCCAGGATCATGTCAGCCAAGTCAGTCGCTATGATCTTAGAAACATATAACTCCCTGTAGACAATTAGCTGTTCAGACCCTGGAACTATTGCTATCCATACTACGCCTGTGTGAGATCCGTATCCGTAGTCACAGGCTCTAAAACGAGTCCAGTTTGAAGGTATATCGTAGGGGTCAACTACGTGTATCTTCCTGTTGAACTCTGGAAATGCTGAACCCTCGTTTATATCCCAGTCACCTTCTAGTAGTTGTCTCCTCTGGTGTTCAGGAAGAGATAGAAGGTTTGCTTCGTACATCCCATCCTCAGATAGGTAGGGATTATCAAACAGGGTTGCAGGTATAAACTTTCTTCTAAATAAAGGTTCACCTTCTCTTGAGTGACCTTTAGGCCATTGAATTATATCACCGTTTTCGTCAGTTGCCCAGAAAGCTTTTCCTGGAGGACTGGGTTCTATAAAGTGTTTTCGTACCCACTGATGTCCTGGCCCCCCAGGGTTGCTAGTCGCTCTCATATAAAGTGGCAATCCACTTGCTTTTGTAGCACGTAACCTTGATCTCATGTAAGACCAAGCATAACTGGAGGGCCATTGGGTTAACTCATCAAAGCCTATCCAGTTAAAGGCTTGACCTTGGTATCTCATAACATCATCGTCACGATCAAGGTATGACATCCAGAGTGTTGCACCGTTAGGTGCTACCCAAGTCTTATCTCTTTCCATGAACTTTATTCCTGGAACAGCCTTTGGGTAAAGCTGTTTACTTACAGATATAAGTTCTCGTAACTCTTCTGTACTCCTACGAACAAGTAACATTCGTGAATGTGGATTCGTAAAATATCTAACTGGATCAGCCACCATCGAATACGACTTACCACCACCTGCTGCTCCTCCGTATAGTACCTCTTGCTCTGTTGAAGCTAGAAACTTAGTTTGTGGACCTGGGTTAGGTTCAAATATGACCTCTGGTTTGTCCACAGAAAGGGCATCGTTCTCCAGGTTCGAGGGAGAGATAGTCTTCGTCTTCGTTAAGATCTCTGGTGTTTCTACCACCAATTCTTTTTTCTTCGATCTTCTGGCTTTTCCTTGCCGCTTCTTTATATTTTTTGGCATACTGCTTGTAGTTCGAGGAAGCTCTACGCCTTTTTTCTTCCATTCTGACACGTTTGTATAACCCTACATGTGATATTTCTCTACCAGATTCTTTAGATAACCAAGCTGCTACTTTTCTTACACTGTACTCTTGAAGAAATAGTTTAGCTTTTTCTAGTAACTCTAACTCTTCAGGTATCGGTAGCAGTAAGTCTGGATCTGTTTCATCTTGTTTGTAACCAAAGGGTACGTGTCTTCCTACTCTTACGACAGGATACCACTCTCCTAGTTCCCCTTGTAGTGGTATCTGCCAGTCAACTTTGGTTGGGTGGTCTGCTGTTGTAGCTCTTTTACTCATCTTCTTTCGCAGGTAAAATAAATAAAGGTTCTGATGTCTTTACTTCTACCTTGTCTGTTTTAGTAAATCCTGCACGATCTAATATATCTTTAGCTGCTAACATCTTTTCTTTTACACCTAGATCAGTAGGATCTTTCATGACAGAAAACATTGTGTAAGCTGCTTTTGTTGAAGACTGTGCTATAAACTTTTTTGTAACGTCTGCTATCTCATCTGTTAGACTGTTGACAACAGAAGTAGAGGCTACACTGTCAGCGTATCCTGCTAGTTTCTTAGCTTGCACAGGATCTCCTTGCGCTTCTTCAAAAAGAACATCAAGAAACTTCTGTTGTTTTTCTGTTAAATTTTTAGCCATATTTCACCATATATACTATGAAAGAAAGAATACCTACAAACAGTAAAATAATAAAACCTGAAAGACCCCAAGTTACAATTGCTTCTTGCATTTCAGCTTTACGATATTCTTGTTCTTTCTTTTGTTTACGTATTTTACCTTCAGTTGCTACAAGCTCATCCCAAGCAGATGGCCCCATACTAAAACTAATCCAGTCCTTGAGTTCTTTACGCATAGCTTCGGCTTTCTTTTTAGCCGTAAAGATTTCTAGAGCTTCAGCTTCAACAGACTGTCCGTTCAGGGCTTTCCACCAAGGAGGGTTTTTATTTTTTTGTTCTGCGTAGGACAGATCACTCATAGCACTTGCCCATTGAGTCAACTGTCCTGACATATCCTGCAGATCTTTACCTACCTGAAAGCCTTTCTTCAAAGCATTGAAGGCTACGGTTGCACCACCGATAATTGTTACTGGGTCCACGAGCCTCCTCCCAAAGTACTCCTATGATCAATAAAAAAACTAAGTGTTTCTTTCAGAGTGGCTTACCTGTTAGGATGGCTCTCTCTATATCAAATCTACCAATACCTAAGTCTCGTAACTCTCTGTCAGTCATTTGCTCAAGTTGTATACGTGCAACTTTACGTCTTGCTGATTCTGCTCTTGCTTCAATTAGTCTGTTGAATATTTTTTTAAACATTATCTATCCTCGTTGTTTGTGTTAGCCCTAACTGGGTGAGGATAGTTATATTCAAGTAGTTATATCATAGTAGTGACAAATATGCAACTCCGTTATGACTTACCTGTTACCTTCTTTATTACTTTAGTTGTCCAAGCTTCGTTCTCTGGAGTATTAGGATCGTCAGCTATGTAGTGACCTTTCTCGTTACGAGCACGAACCATCTCTACTTCTTCTACTTCAGCATCTTTAACAAAGTCTAAAATAGTAAAGATAGAAACAGAGTCATCTTTAGTTGTCCAGTCACCGTTAACTTTCTGGGCAATTACTTTGTTTTTATCTGATAAGACTTTATCACCTTTTAACTTCATCTTCTAGTTTTCCTTTTAGCCACACCACCTCTAGATTTACCAAAGAAACTCATAGGTTTTCCGTTTTTGTTTGTTGTAGTTTTTTTCTTTTTAGCTGCCTTTGCAAGATTCATAGGATCTTTGCCCTTTTTAATCGCATCTGCAACTTCAGATTTTGTCATAGAACCAACAAGAACTTCAACCTTTATACTACCTGAACCTGGACGCACTTTAGGTTTAATAGGTTTAAGTGGTTTTTTGAGATCTTCTGCATACACAGCAGCCATTACTTTACCATCTTTATTTGTGTAGTAAAGTGACCCTGCTTTCTTGGCTGCAGCAATACTTTTATATTTACCTGCGTTCTTTTTGGCTTCTTTAACAGACAAACCTTTTTCTTTTAGTTTACTGTTTAAATATTTACGTAGTGTTACAGCCATTGTTACTTACCTCTTCTGGACATACCACCATAGAACATTCCTGTTTTACGCATGTCATTCATCTTACCGCCTTTAGCGTAACCTTTTTTCTTAGGCATACCACCTTTTCTTAAATTTACGCCTCTGCCTTTTAATATATCTGCTTGGGTAACTTTACCGTCACCTGTTAAGTCTGGAAATTTTTTAGCCATACCGCCCTCATTTGCTCTAAATTTTCTTGTTTTCTGTGCAATCTTTTTAGGTTGTTTTACAAATTGCTTACCCTTTGCTTTACCTTCTCGTTTAGCTTTTGTAGTTGCTGCATACTCAGCAGAAGACAAAGATTTTATAGCAGCTTCAGGCAAGTATCTTTCCCCAGTCTTAGCACTAGGCTTTCCACTCTTTGTGCGCCACTTTTGTTTTGTCCAGTTTTTTAAACTTTTCTGAGGGGCTTTCATTATCTGTAGCCCCCACCCTTGGCTTTGTATTGTTTTGCCAACATCTGTGCTTTTCTCGCAGACCATTGTCCAGGTGAGCCACCTTTTCCACCTGCTTTGATCCTGTTGAATAGGTTTTTACGCATAGTTGGTTTAGTGTAATTACCTGCTTTGTTGACCGTACTACCACCTTTGGACATCCCAACTGCTTTTTTTAAAGTCTTTGCTTGACCTGCATGAGTTTTAGAGGCTTTGCTTAAACCTTTGATTACTTTCTTTACTTTATTCTTATTCTGTTTTGATAAAGCCATGTTACTACCCTGTACTAGAAAACAACCCCACTAGTCTTTTAGCAGGGCTGTAATATTTTATGTAAGCACTACACGAACTGTTGTAGTAGAACTACTAGCTCTTCTATAATTTAATATAGTAGCATTACCTAGTGCTTTAGGTACAACAAAAGTATGCACACCTGCAGGTAACTCTATATCGTTATCATCAACATCTGCTTCAGCAGCACTGAAGTTAACATCTAGAGCGTGGCTAGTTTCAATAATAACCATCTTAGCATTAGTACAGTTTACGTGTGTTGTGTTAGTGTTACTTAGGGAGACTGAATCTTCTACAGACCACCCTAAGTTTTCACCAACTATAGCTGCGTTAACTTCAACCATTAGTTATCTCCTTAAAATACTGAGTATTCTAATTCGACAGTAAATCGTCCTGCACTAGCATCAGCATTTAACGTTGTTGTTGCAAATGCATATAAGTTTTTACTTGCAATGGCAGCAGTTACGTTAGGTACAAATATATGGTAGTTACCTGCTGTGTCGTTGAAGTTTATGTCAATCTCAGTAATTGACTGTGTAGCACTTAACTGTTCGTTAAATGATGTAACTCCTGCACCTACAATCTCTGTGCCTGAAGAGACAGCAGAGTTAGTAGCTGTGCCTGAAGTAGCACTAAGAGATAAACCACCTGCAAGTGTTTGACCTGCAGCAGTTGTGATACCTATCAAAGCCCTGTGAATAAAGAACTTAGATGGTGTTACAATGCTTGAAGGTGAAGATGTATCTAGAGCACCTAGTTCTACTAGAACGTCACCGTCAGCGTATTGTGTGCTTGTGTCTGTATCTGCAAGGCTTCCTACAAATGTTTGGATCTTACGTGTTCCAAATGAGTGTACTAGACCAGTGCCTGTGATTCCTGTACCGAAGGTTACATTTTCTTCGTACTCTTCAATACCTTTTGTAAAAGTAGTTGTTGACATAAATATATTCCTTTCGTGGTTTTACCACTTTGATAGATTAAAAAATGTGTGGGTTGACCACTTATAGTTATTATACTTTAACTAGCTTATAGCCTTTTGCTTTTGCTGCGGCTCTAATTTTTGCTAGTGTCATTTGAGCACCACCTTTAGCCATGCCCTTTTTCTTCATTGTGCCGCCTTTAGCGTAGCCCTTCTTTTTCATGCCACCCTTTGCGTAACCTTTTTTCTTCATCATCTTTTTCATCATAGTTACTTTTCCTTATATAAATTGTTAAAGACACGTTCCGTATCCCAAATGTATTCAACATCTTCTTTAGAGTTAAAGATGTTCTGATTAGGTTTAAAGTCTGGAGCACCTTCGCCAGTCTCAAACCAAGCAGGGTGAGTTACTCTCACTCTATTATTGGGTAACGCAACCATGTTACCTGTGTACTCTCCTGCATCTAACAACTCCAGAACGTGTGACTGTTTGTGTTGTGCAGGATCATCTGCTACTTCGTTGTCGGTATAGTCAACAGTGAAGTAATACTTTGCAGGATAGAACTCACCATCTACTTTTGCTATCCAAGGAGCAGGAGAAGCCCTTTCTATTTTATATACTGAGTGTGTATGAGACATACAATCCCAGGGTTGTGCTAAATATGGTGGTAACTCTGTAGGCCATTCCTCTAAGGGGGTATCTGCCACGAGTGCTGTAAGAGGCATTCTTGCCCACATTGCACCACCATGTATATTCTCTTCATCTTGATCGTCTGATTCACAACCTGTAAAAATAACTTGAAAACTTAGTGTTCTGTTTGGCATAGTCGTTACTGCTACTACCATACAGTGCAGGAAGTCTCCATGATATTCCTGCATATTCTTTGTGTATTCTCTTCTTACCCATGCTTTGAAGTAGGGTATGTTACTTTGTAGATACGCCATCTTTTTTGTGTTTCCTTCGCAATTCTGCTTTAGCTTGTTTAAAGACATTTGCTATCGCTGTCTTGCCCATGACTTTAGCACGTTGCTCTGCTACGGTCAATATTTGGATCTTTCTTGCGTAAGGTTTCTTTAACTTTTTTACTTTAGCTACTGTGGCTCTGGCGTCAGCCATCGTAGCAAATTTAATAGATACTGTATCTTTTGGGTTTTCGTCTGTGTATAGTCTACGTCCAGACCCTTTAGGTTTCTTACCTGTTCCTACTTTTGGATCTGGTTTCTTTGCCATTGTCTATGCCTTGCAGTTACACTCTGGGCAACATTTCATATTTAATAACGCTTTTACAAGACGTTTAACATACGTCCATATCCATTTTACTACCTTCATAGTGAAACTCCCATTTTAATTTCTTGGCACTCTGGTATAGCTAGGTATCCCTGTTGTTGGAAATACCTAGCAACAACCAAAGCTTCTTGAGCGCATGCTTCCTCTGTAGGAAATGTTGATGTTGTTTTAATCATCACCTCGCAAGATATTGACGCAGGTGTAGCACAGAGAAGCATAAAGGCTATCCACATTAAAAGCTGACCGTAGCCCCTACTGTTACGTCACCAAACTCTAAGTCTGAGTCTGTTGATACTTCAGTATATAAACTAATGTTTGTGCTAGGGATTGTGTAATCAACTGTGAAGTCTAGTCCTTGAAAGATATCCCCTTCATCTAGCTCTAACATATCAATGTCTGTAGCCATTGTAAAACCTAGACCCATAGCAGTTAAACCTGCTGATGGTGTTAGTTCCCATTCCCAGTCCTCTACACCTGTTGTGTAGTTAAGATCTGAGGATGCACCAATAGAGACTGTTTGTCCTGCTACAGAAAAATCTTTTGCGTAAGCTGTTGTGCTTGCCATGATTGCAGCTAAACCTACCCATGCTGCTACTACAGCTATCTCTTTTTTATTCATGTAATTTAATCCTTTTACCATTTAACTTTGTTAGCCCAATACGCAGCAGACATCTTACCTTTTGCAATATTCTTGCTGTGTCGTGCTTTAAAACTTGCCCTCTTCTTCTTCATCCTATCCGATTCACCTGCTTTGGGTTTACCTGCAGTAGAGGCTCCTTGCTGACCAAAGCGAATCAATTTATATTTGCCACCTTCTGATGCCATGACAACGTGAGACTTAGTTGGGTGATCAGGAGTCCTCTTTGGTTTATTGACCCCTTTTAATCCCAGTCTTTTCATTGTCGCTTTGACACGCTCTGGTACACTCATTTGTATCTCTCGTACTTAGGGTTATCTTTCCTCCCGAATAATGTCAGTATAAAATTCATTATACCTCTACCAATTTCTGTGGGCGTTGGCAAGAGCCAACCTAAGATAAGGAGCAACATAACCCAGGGTGGTATGTTTGTGTTTATAATATCTAAACTTTCCACTGATCCTGTCTCTACTTCTTTTGAAACTACATCTCGTCCTGCAGAGGTAGTGTTCTCTACAGACATTACGGATTGTCGATTCTCCG